TCCAAATAAATGCTTGGATATGTAATGGTAAATTACTACGTATTGTTATAAATCCATTTACTCCACATAGATTACCTTATCATTCGTTTCCTTATGAGAGAAACCCTTATAGTTTCTTTGGTATTGGTGTAGCTGAGAATATGGATGATGCTCAACAAATTATGAACGGCCATGCGAGGATGGCTATAGATAATCTTGCGTTAGCTGGTTCACTTGTATTTGACGTAGATGAGTCAGCACTTGTTGGTGGTCAATCAATGGAAATATATCCAGGAAAGATATTTCGCAGACAAGCAGGAATGCCAGGACAAGCAGTACATGGATTAAAGTTTCCTAATACTTCACAAGAGAACATGATGATGTTTGATAAGTTTAGACAGCTTGCAGACGAACAAACAGGGATACCTAGTTACTCACACGGACAGACAGGCGTACAGAGTATGACAAGAACAGCGTCTGGTATGTCAATGCTGTTAGGTGCTGCTAGTTTAAATATTAAGACTGTCGTAAAGAATTTAGATGATTTCCTACTCAAACCTTTAGGTGAAGCATACTTCCAATGGAATATGCAATTTATGGAAGGTAAGTTAGGAATCAAGGGAGACTTAGAAATTAACGCTATGGGAACTAACAGCCTGATGCAGAAAGAAGTAAGGAGTCAGAGATTGACTATGTTCTTACAAACTGCACAAAATCCTGCTGTTGCTCCATTTGTTAAAATGTCTAAGTTGATAAGTGAACTCGCTTATAGTTTGGATCTTGATCCCGATGAAATACTCAATGATCCTGAGGAAGCAGCTATTATGGCACAAATTATAGGAATGCAAAACAATGTTGGACAAGGAACTGGCGAAGAGACTGCTCCCACTGGTGAACAACCGAATGCTATGGGAGGCGGTCAAGGAACACCTGCACAACCGCAAGAGCTTGGAGCTACAGGCACTGGTGGTGGTAACATCGGAACAGGAGATGTTCCGTTGCCAGGGGAAGATAAATTCTCTGGTACAGTTGGAACAGCTTAAAGAGCAAGTACAGGAAGCTTTAAATAGAGGAGAAGAAAATGCCTGAACTAGACGGAAAAGAATATGAATATACTGATGAAGGTATAGAACAATACGAAGAAGATAAAGAACGTCTTGGTAAAGCTACAGGTGGTGGTACAAATATAAAAAGTATAATTAGTAATTTATTACCTAGTCTATATGGTAAAAATACTAAAGTAGAGAAAAAAGGAGCTTTAGATTTTGGATATGATCCGTCTTTTTTATATCAACCTCGCGCACAACAACAAGAGGGCGGTGAAATAAACGACCAGATGGCAGATATAATGCCAGAAGAAGAGGCGTTACCTATAGAAGCGATAGAAGAAGAACCTATAGAAACCATGCTTCCAGACGAAGAGATGGAAGATGATTACACAGATTTTATAATCGGAGAGTCTTTGACTCCCGAAGACGAAGAATATTTGCTGAATGCACTTGAACAAGATGATCGACTAAGTATGATCTTCGACCAAGTTGTAGATACAGCATCCGAATTTTCAGGATCTGGCCCTATTGAAGGTCCAGGAACTGAGAGATCCGATTCGATACCCGCAAGGTTATCGGATGGAGAATTTGTCGTGACTTCAAAAGCAGCTAACCAGATTGGTCCTGAAAACCTACAAGGTTTAATGGAAGTAGCCGAAATGGAAGCAGATGATGAAGAAAGACAAATAAAACAGGCTGGTGGAATAGTAAGTGAAGAAGAGGAAGCCGAAGAACAAACGCAAAAGATTCCTTCTGTTGTTGTTGAAAATGAAAATCCTTTAGTTAAGGAAGCTCAAATGAAACAAAAAAACAGAGAAGCTATGCGATCTTTAGATCCTCGTTTAAGCTTATTCGCCAGTTAATAATCGTAGAGCGACCTGTTTTAGTCAAACAGCACTCTACATAACTTTAAAAAAAGTAAAGACCTTTTGATGCCACCTTATTTAAGCAAGCACTTATTTAGAAGACGTTCTTGGAATAAGCCACCTTCGGTATAGTAAGCACAAAGGAAGGAGAGTAAAATGACTGAAAATGAAAATGTGACTTCTGCGGAAGAAGCACGAAACGAACCAGTACCTAATCCGTATAATGCGAAAAAATCGTGGCATACGGAAGATGTTATGCCCAAGGCTACGCTAACTGCTGAAAGTTTATTTGTTGCACCTCAACAACCTGAAAAGGAAGAGAGCGACCAACAAGTAGAAGAAAAAGCACAGAAAGCAAAACCTTATTCAAAGCCTAACTATAAAAAAAGGTATGATGACTTGAAAAAGCATTACGATAGTAAGCTTAACGAGTTTAGAAGCAGAGAGCAAGAACTCATTAATGAAGCAACATCTTCAAGACCTGAGTACATAGCTCCTAAAACTGTTGAAGAACTTGAAAGATTTAAAGCTCAGTATCCAGATGTTTATGACGTGGTTGAAACTGTTTCACACTTACAAAGTGAAGCCAAAGTCTCTGAATTAAATTCTAAGATTTCGTCTTTACAAGAAAGAGAATCAGCAGCTTTACGAAAAGAAGCAGAATCTGAATTGCTTAGTACGCATCCTGATTTTGCAAACATTCGAGAAAGTGATGATTTTCATCAGTGGGCAGAAACTCAACCAGAAGCTATTCAAGCATGGGTTTATAATAATCCTAATAATGTTCGTTTAGCAAGTCGAGCAATTGATTTGTTTAAACAAGATATAGGATTAGCTTCTACATCACAGAAGAAACAGACTCGTAATAGGTCTGTGAGTTCAAGCTCAAAGGCTGCGGATATGGTATCTACCAAGACTACAACGATAGATGCTTCATCTGAGCCTAAAATTTGGACTCAAGAGGAGATTGCCGCGCTACCTATGGATGAGTTTGATCGTCTCGAAGCAGAGATAGATCGGGCTGTTGACGAAGGTAGAGTGCGTAATTAAAGTATAACTATTAACATTTAAAGGTGACTTAAAATGGCTTATAATCAATCTGACGCTCTATTTGAGCAATCGACTGATACTAATGGTAACTTTGGTAACTCCGTATCTGGACAAACTAATGCATTCTTCATGCCTAAGGTTTATTCCAAGAAGGTTCTTAACTTTTTTAGAAAAGCCTCAGTAGCTGAAGCGATCACTAACACCGATTATTCTGGTGATATATCTGCATTTGGTGACACAGTACGGATTGTCAAAGAACCAACGATTACTGTTTATCAGTATGAACGTGGTGCGGACATAACGCAAACCAAGCTAACCGATGCCGAAGAAACCCTTGTTGTTGATGTAGCAAACGCCTTCAAATTCAAAGTTGATGACATTGAGAAATCTATGTCTCATGTGAATTGGAAAGAAGCAGCCTCTAGTGCTGCTGCTTATGCATTGAAAGATGCTTTTGATGCTGGCGTTATTGCTGAAATGTTTAGTGGCGTATCTAGCTCTTCACCCGATCATCTGATCGGCTCTGATAGCGCAACCGCTGATTCTACCATGACTCACGCAACCAACTCTGTTGACTTGCTTGGCTCTGATGGAACTGGCGTAGATCCCCTAGACCTTATGGCTAGAATGGCTAGATTGCTAGATGACCAAAATATTCCTGAAGAAGGAAGATGGTTTGTAGCACCTCCAACTTTTTACGAAGAGTTGTCAGGTTCTAGTTCGAAGCTAATGTCAGTAGACTACAACGCAGGAATGGGTTCTCTTAGAAACGGATTAGTATCAAGTGGAAAGTTACGTGGATTTGATATGTATAAAACTAATAATATTGCAGCAGTTACTAACTGCACAGGCAAAGTATTAGCTGGACATATTAGCTCTACAGCAACAGCACAAGCTATCACACAAACTGAGGTCATTCGTGATCCTGACAGTTTTGGTGACATCGTTAGAGGTCTGCACGTTTACGGCGCAGATGTTCTTCGAGACAGCGCTCTTGTATCGGCTTTCTATTTAATTGACTAATCGTTAATTAAAGAAAACGAAAACGGTATGTGGGAAGAGAATTTTATGTTCTTCTTCCCCATACTTAGAAGAGAAAACAAATGCCACAACTAGGAAACGAACAAAATCCTGTAATCTTTAAAAATAAAAAGAAAGGTAATAGAAAATTAGTTCGCGCAGGAAGTAAATCAACTCCTGCAGAACGACAAAGATATAAAGATAATTGGGAAGT